TGCATCAAGATTCAATTTTGCCATAATCTCAAATGCAGTCATAGCCATGTTAGATCACCTCAATTCCTGTTTTTTGTGAGAAGTCCTCTACTAATTCATCAAAACTCTTGTTTTCTTGAGGTTGTGTTTGTGGTTCTTGTGTTATTCTATCCCAATAACGGTCCACAGTCTGGTCGGTCAGACCTTTTATGATAATCTGGAAACTGTCACATACATAGTTCTTATATGCCAGTTCCTTTTCGTCTCTCTCTGCTGAAAGAATGACGTATTTTATGAATCCTTTAACATTGGTTCTTCTTGTGCAGTTGTAGTAGGCATCGTAGAAATGATAGGTGTACCTAGCATTTGCACCGATTTGAAAAAATCCAGCAATACCTTGTCACTAATAATATTAATGACATCCTGCATCAATGTAATGAAGTTGTAATGATAATCTTCAACTTTCTTATTATCCAAAGTAGCCAAAATCTTGACTACTTCTTTCTTGTGACGTTTGATGATTGATTTTGCTAATTTCATCATATCTTCTGACTCATAGGCCTTTTTTACTGCCTTGTCCTTGGCAATCTTATTAATAGGGTCTAAGATTTCAGCAAGGATGTCTAAGCATTCTTCATCTTTATACTCTGATAGTGCTCTCATTATTCACCAGTTCCTCCCTGTTTTACATAAATCTCATATGGCAGTTCTTCCGGATTTACTAAGTCTGTATGAGCAGTAAATTCATATGAGAATGTACCTTTTTTCTTATCGTCAGTTTTTAATTTGAATCCACCTGTAGATAACGCATCTTTTAAGTGAATTGCCAAGAAGCCAGCGTCTGCTCCTGTGTTGACATCTGAATAATCACCGACCATCCAAATATCTTTAAAATCGGCATCGGTTAGTTCCATAGTTGGGGTAAGTTTAGTGACTCCACTTGTAGTTGTTACGGTGGCACTCGCCATAAGCATTTTGAAAGCATCGGTATCAGCTGCGACCATATCGCCTGACATCGTAACTTCAACAGAATCAATCTTCTTAAGCTGCTTTGTATTTTTAGGGCAGTTGTCAATGTCATCACCAAAGTCAGTAAAGTTCGGTTTTGCTTCAAATGTATTACCACCAGACGTTGCACCAATGATTTTGCTACGGTCTACTGTTCCTACTGTTGGATCAAATTCACTAAGCATGACACCAGCATTCATTTGTACATGTTTAAACACGTCAGCTGGTAACTGTGAGAATTTATTCATAATATTTTACCTCTCTATTCCATGTATTCTACTACGATATTTATTACGCATTTCTTGATTGCATCTTTTTCAGTATTTATGATTTGAGCACCTGGCGACGCCAAGTTCACTCGCATGAGTCCATCACTGTATCTTATGGTCATTCCACCACGTTTTAGTGCGTTTGTGATGTACTCCTGCTCTCTGACAAGTGGATTAATGCCTTGCTTCAGCACATTGTAATATATCTGACCAGTCATGTAGCAGTTATCTTCGAACTCTCCAAGCACTATATCATATGTCAGATATGGTGTTCCGATGTTTATCAGGTCTTTTAGCGCTTCATTCGGTACCATGACGGACGGATACGCTTTTACACCGAACTGTGACCAGAAATTATATAATGCTTCAGCCTTGTCCGTAATCTCATTGTTATTCACTTGGTATCACCCACTCTTCACATCGACACTGTCTCATGTCTAGGTTTGCACTTCTTGGAGTATGGTTGTCATTACCATCATTGGTGATTCTAAATGTTTTCTTGTCACTTTCACGTCTCAAAATCGTATGTCGTGGTAGATTTACGGCTTTTTCAGTCGTAAACTTATACACGTTGTTGACACCCTGTGCCTGAGCAATAACCATAGGTGTGCTTGTATCTAGTGACAAGACACCAGTGATTTTCTGTCCGTCAGTATAAGTCGTTACTGGGTCACCATACTTACCAGTAGTTGTCACGACATTGATTACTGTGAAAGTATCAGCAAAGTCATTCAATAAACCAATCATGATTCTACCTCATTTCTCATTCGCCATACTCGAAACTGCTCCAATGCTGCTTCAAGAAAAATAATTGACTCCACGTCAAAGTCTTTCTTGGCTTTATACTTTGCAATCAGTGTAGATAATGCGATGTCGTAGTCATCCATTTCTTTTCTTGTCATTTAAGTTTCCTCCATTTCTTGAGTCTTGACATGAAAGCATCTCTCCATGTATAGACTCCACCAGTACTACTTGATCTAAGTTTATATGTATATCCACCGAATGACTCTGACTCGAACTTTCCGATGTCATTGTTTTCGGCAATCCAATCATCTATTTCATCATTCAAGTCTAGCACTTCCTGTGGCACACACATTACCCAGACGGCACCTCTAAAGGTTTCGTCCTTTAGATTGACCGTTGGGTACCTATGTACACCATCATTGAAGTGACTGCCAATGATTCTGAAATACTGATCTTCCAGAATGTCAAAGGAGGATGTATCTAATGCTCCTCCCTCAATTTTAAACGTATTCACATGCTTGTCTGATTCATCAATGACAAACCAGTTGTGTAAATACGAGCATAGTTCTGTAAGCATGTGCTACATCCTCCTTGATAAATTATTCTTTTTTAGATTCTTCTTTTTTAGGCTTGTAATCCTTATACCCAGCATCGATGAACGATTTGTACTGTTCATCGGTGTGAGTAGTGTGGACAATTTTGCCTTTCTTTACGACTCTCTCCATATTATCTACCGTCCGCAATTACTGCTGCAAGGTTCTTGTCTAATGTCTTGACACCACACAGCATATCGATTGAGATAATATCTTTCTTAGTGTTTGAATCGTAAGAGAATACGACACGCAGACCGAAACCATCGTAGTTTACGATAGAAGACTTAGCTGCACCCTGTGGTAAAGCAAGTGGTCTAGTGACTAATGCGAATGCGTTCTTGTGGAAAACGATATCTGGTGTATAGTTTGGACCAGTTTCATTAGTCGTTTTAGCAATGTTCTGATCAACATAGAAGTCTAGACCATACTTACGACCAAGAGATGCCTCTTTTAATGCAGTACCGTTATCTCCAACTGCTGATGCGTTTACGAATAAATCAGTCTGTAACAGGTCAGCTTCTGCTGCTGAGTCATATACGAAACGTCTTTCAGTTAGTGGTACGCCAGCATCAACCAAGAACTTACGTGCCTTGATGATGTCAGCTGTAGTTAATGGACCAGATGCGTGTGAAACTCGGTTAGTTACATCAGCTTCAAGTCCGATTAAGTATTTATCGACCTTATCAGCGAATGCCTGCATAGCTGGTTCAAGGAACTGCTTAGAGAAGTCGTCAATATCCATAGTTAACTGCTTTGACGTTACTGCGAATGACACATCAAGGTGCTTATCCATGACAACAGGTACACCTGATTCAGTTGCATCCTGGATTTCGATTCCGCTGTTTTCATTGAACTCCTTAGCTTCGAACGTAGCAGGCTTTCTTACAGTGATTGTATCACCAACACCAGCAACAAACTCCTTTGAGAAGTCACGATGAACTAGGTTAGCCATAACTGCGTTGTTTCTCAGTACTCTTAATGATTCCTTAGCGATAACATTAGGTGTTAAAATTGAATTTCCCATAACTTACACTCCTTTTCGTGCTTTAATGAAATCCTCCATACTCATTGACTCAAGGTCATTCGTACCGGATTCGTTGCCACCAGCATTTCCAGGTTGTGGCGTTGGTGTTCCCTCGACCTCTTCATTGATCTGGAAATCAGCCCACTCCTTGCCGATGGTTTCTTTTAATTTGTCAGCATCCTTGACACCGTCTTTTTCGTCAAATTCCAGTTTGTCAATGGTATCTTTGCTGACTTTCAGCACTGTATCAATTCGTTTTGGATCGATATGTGCGTCTTCCAACAGCTTCTTGTAAGCGTTGGATCTCTTTTCAAATGCTTTTTCGTTTTCAAGGTTCGTTTTGAAATCTTCAAAAGCCTTGTGCTCGTCTTCGTACTTCTTCTTGTAGTCCTCTGACGAACCGTCATTGTTTTCTTCATACTCTTTCTTGACTTCATCGACTTTCTTCTCGATAAGGTCATCACGAGTGTGTACGTATTCATTGATAATCGCATTGATGACATCCGTCGGTGCCTCGATTGCGTTCTCTTTGAATAGATTCAGTAAAAACTTTCTTGTGAAACTCATAACATAATCTCCTTTTCTTCGGTCAAATTTCTTTATGATTCGATTATTCTACATGTTTATTATAGAGTACAAAACGAAAAAAGTACACAGTCAAAGTGCACTTTTTTAAAATTTATTTAAGAAATGATGCCAATTTGTTCATATATTCGTCAACATGCTGGGCAACTGAGTCTCTCAGGAAGTGCGCTTTTCCAGTAACGTGTCTCTTGCTGTCATCAAGTTCGACATATGGAGCATACTCGACATTGCTTCCGACTGTCACGGACTTCTCGTCATCTGACACTGTGACATCAGTGCTGATTGAGTTTCTTAAATTACCCCCAACGTACCACGGAATACCTGTTGACTCAGGTGTTCCTACTGGACAGTCTCGCTTGGCATTGTTTTCCATCTCAAATGCGATGGCTTGCATTCCGTTCGTTGTGTTCTTGTCCACTTGTGACAGTATGTCATCAATATTGTCAATGAATTCAATATCAGCCATTCTCCCACTCCTCTCTGGTATAAATGTGTCTTAAAATTGTACATCGGCAGTTGTAAGTCTCTTCTGGGTCACCATCAGGGTCGCCAGGTTCCATGAGTCCATTTGAGAAAGGTTCATCGACAAGCACTTCCTCACCACTCATTTCAAGGTGACTCTCACGAGTGTGATTGTCTCCTGTTGCCAGCCATTCCTTTGTGCAGACAATGTCATCATTGTCTTTCTGAATGTCAGTCAGTGCATCTACTCTACCTTTGTTCTGTGCATATGTGCTCATGGTCCTTGCGTTCTTCACTGCAGCTCTGAAGTTGCCATTCATTATCGTGCTAAGACGTTTAGCAGTTTTCTCTAATGACTCACCACTCATAATTGACTGTGTCATTTGTGTATTGATTGCCTTTGTATTCCATCGCTTGTCTTTTGCTACATTGAGATTCTTATTGAGTGGGAGCATTGACTTGTCTCCACGTTCAATAAGATTCTTGACTGTTCGTTCATCAATGATATCGAAGCTAATCTTTCCACTTAGGTCATCAATTCCTGTGTCGAGGTCTTCTCCCATGTAGTTGTAGTTCTTGGAATAAATCAGTGGCATCTTTCCATTCACGATGTCCAGAGCGTCCTTGTTCACATTTGCAAGTCGCTCACTCATGATTTTCACCATGCGATTGTATCTGTCACTCATGATTGTCTTTTCTCTCATGATGTTCTGGTGTATCTCA